TGATCGACGCGATCAGAGCAAAAACAATCTCGTCTGTCTCAATGCGGATCTGGATGTCCGCTGAGGCCCCAATGCGAATCGACGGCAGTTTCAAGGTCCTCAGACTCATAATCTGACGTGCTCCTTTATCCACACTACTGCCGCCCAAGTGGTAGAAATCAATGCTGCCGCACCTGCAATAAACACCGCGATAATCTTCGACGCTCGCCAGAGCGCGATCAGTTCGTTCAACGCTGGGGCAATCTGTTTCTCATCTTCGATGTGATCACGAATCATGTCGCGTAGCTCATCCAACTTCTGGTGTATCCGGTCGCGCTCGCTTTCCGATAAATCCGCCTTGCGACGGTCTTCGGGCAAATCCGCCTTGCGACTGGCTTCGAGCATATCCGCCAGGTTGTAGTCTTTGTCAGGCACTATTGGAAATCTCCGATGTCGGCATATTGTTCAAGTGCCCAGTGCTCGTTGATTGCCCCTGCAGAGATTCCGAACTCCCGCTCGAAATCCGCGAGAGCCTTCTCCGCTCTCTTGGAGTCATTAGTGTCCGTATCCGGCACGGAAAACGCCCGGTAGCTGACCCAATCCAGGAGGGCAAGGTGGTAGCGGGAATTGATCTCCGGCACGTCGTCATCCTCGACGAGTTCGTTCAGAGGATCGCGCACCACCGTGAGCTTGAGGGTGTCCGCGTTCGCAGATGGCGGCCACAAACACACGGCCCCGGACTGGTAATCGAGCACGTAGAAACGAGGTATGCCGGCAGCCGAGTCTTCCCAACCCGGAAGATACTCGTCCATATCCCGAACGCTTCTCAAGGGCAGGGGAACCCCACTGGACGCCATCCTGGCACGTCGGATGCCTTGAATCCTGGGGTCGAGCGCAACAACCCGATCCCCCACTGAAACACTTACCTGCGTCATCGCGTGGGTCGAATCCACCAGAAGGTGCGATCGCCGCGCGGCTTCTCTCTGCGCCTCGTTCAGGAATCCGGAGAAATCAGCATCGGACCAAAAATAGGGCGCATTGGAGCCCGCAGGGCGGATGTCCTGTACTCGCCGTCGCCAGAGATTGCGTAGCTCGTCCAGATTCATGCGACCGCCTTGATCGCTGTGGTGACGATCGCCTGAAATACCGACTTCGGCGGAATGCTACGCTGGCATTTTGCTGCGCCTGTCAGCCCGTCCTGGTGGCAGTTGTCCCAGTTGTAGTGGAGCATGTGGCAGGGGTAGCATGGCAGGCTTACGGGGGTAAGTGAAACCGTATTGACCCAGTGCTTCGTGAGATTCTCGATCGATGAGTGCGAGAGCATCACCACCTTGCGGTTGGGTTCGAACGCTACCGCATTAAGGACACCGGTTTCGCAGCCGACGACGACATCAACCCGCTTCGCCAGCGCCAGAGTGTCCCGGATACCGAGTTCTCCGGACAACCGGACGATCCGCGGTTCCTTCTCCCACCCCTGTTCCAGGAGCTTGCAGGTCTCGTCTCCCACCAGGAAAATCCGGCACCGTGGGAAAGCACGGAGCAAGCTGGCCAGAACCTCGTCCTGACCGGGGTAGAACTTGTGGCAACTGCTGCCACTCAGTGCCCAGAGGAGGTTGATCCCGCCGGCAAGCAGCTTCCCTTGCGCCACGGCGTCTTCTTCGGGAGAAGGGTAAAACTTGCCGTCACGCGCGAACGGCACACCGGCGAGGCTCGCGGCGAACTCGCCGTAGTTGCGGTTCATCATGTCATGCCTGACTTTGGCGGGCCAGGAGTGGCTCACCCGGCCCGGCATCGAAAGCAGGGTACCTTCGACCGACTCCGAGAGATTGATGAACACGGTGTATTTCTTGGCCTGGTACGCCCAGAATTCCGGGAGAAGGGCATTCGGTACCTGATCGGTGTCCTGAATCGACCAGGCATCGATGTGCGGGTCGTGCTGGAGGATTTCCTGACCTTTGGGTGTGGTCATCACCGTTACGTGATACCCCTGCCGTTTCAGCGCCGGGAGAATACTGGCCGTCTGGATCATGTCCCCGAAGCCGCCGTACCGGACGACACAGGCCGATTTCTTGGGCTGCCGGCGCTGGAGGTGTTCGAACCGGCATCCTGACTCTGCGCGCTTCCGAAAGACCAGCAAAAAGGAATACTCGTCCGCGCCGTTGCGCTGCTGCCGCTCCACCAGGTCCCAGCCGCCTTCGGCGTCGACAATCTTGCGCATGGCATTGATGATGTCCACCGGCTCGAAATCATGCTTGTGGTCAGGGTTGGCCCCGGCCGTGCCAATGTGTGGGTAGAACGACTTGTGTGGCAGGTAGAGAACCAGGTATCCGCCGACCTTGACGCAACGCCACCACTCTGTAAGCGCCGCTGGGTAGTCCTCGATGTGCTCCAGGAGGTGTGAGGAGAACACCGCATCGCAGCTCTCCGTCAAAACGGCACCGGATAGGTCGGAGCAATCCTCGACAACCACATCCGGCTTCATCTCGATGCCGAACAGCGCGGTGTCCTTGCAACTGTCGATGCCGATGAAATGGGGGAACGCCTTGTTCGGCCCGCAGCCCAGATCGACGACAGCACCCCGAGTGTAGGGCACGATCTCCCACCGAATCTTCGCGGCCTCATTGCCCTGGGGATCATCCGGACGCCAGGTCACAGCACCCCCTCTTGTTCGAGGATTTGCTCATCGGCTGAAAACACCGTCGCCGTAGCCTTGGGCCTGCCGCGGGGTTTCGCCGTCTTGCTGACCAAGGTGGCTTCTCCGGTTGTCAGGAGGTTCCCCTGGACATCAAACTCCAGGCCGTCTTGCACATAGCGGACGCCCGATTCAGCGCCATACACCTCCCCGAAGTCCCTGCTTTTGTCGAGCACCTTAGCCATCGCGTTGCCCTACGTCAGCGTCGCGCTCGGCGCTCCCTGCGTCAAACTGCCCCAGGCTGCCGGTGAAATCGGGGTTGCTCGATTGGTGGATGGGGATGAACGGGTCGTCGTGCGGCAGGCACTGCTTGTAGGAGTCACTTTGCGCATCGACACCGGCCAGGCGCTGGGTACTGTCGTGGTCGAAATCGACACCGTGCGAGGTGCCTTGAAACCCGGTACCGGAGCCCCGGTAGGGAAGAGGGGTGGTGTCCCCCTGGAGCTGCCCAGAGGGAATGTATTTCTCGGCCATTTGATGGGGTCCTTGTGCTGTTGAGGTTCAGACAACCCCAATTTACGCACACCCCCACCTAATGGTTAGATGATGATCAGCGCCTTCCTGTCCCTCTTAGGTCGTCTTCACGGCATCGGGCAAGACCTCGTACTCAAAGATCACGTGCGCCTTGCCGGTGGCATCGGCCAGAGTCTTGACGGACACCTGATCGTATGCTGCCAGTGCCCTGTCAAGGGTCGCCGAAGCCGCCGTGGAGCCCGCCGCGGCCGTTCCCAGGGTGATGCTGCCGATCGAAGTGGTGCCGTGATACACCCCCAGACCGTGCCCCGTGGTGGTCCCGGCCGTGGTCACAACGGCATGCGCCTTCTTGAGCTTGGCGGCTTGAAAGCTGCGGAACTTGGTATATTCCGTGGTCGCCGCGCCGCCGGCTTCACCAGCAAAGCCCTCGCGACGAATTACACTGTTTGCGTCATCGTATGACATAATCATTCCTCTCGAAACACTGCCAGGATCACCTGGCGCTTAGGACGCGCTGTCCCACTGGATGACACGGGCCTGCGTCGCCACCGTGTGCACCAGCCCGAAGCCGCCGAGGTAATACCAGGCCACCCCGCGCGATCGCCCATAGTCCCCCGGAATCTTGCCTCGCATCTCCTCGGGAACCACAATGCCTTCGGCCACCGTGTCGGCCCCGAAAAAATGGACGGTATCGGATTTGCCCTGCGACCATCCCGCCGAAGGAATGTTGGTCTGCTCGACGAACCGGATGTTCTCCGTCCGGCCGATCTCGCCGGAAGCGATCTTGGCGTAGCCTTCAGCGGTGTATTTGTTCACCGCCTCCAGGTCGTTCTTGAGCGAGCGGAATGTCCGTGGCCGGCCGATTGAGAAATAGTCATCCCCCTCGTACGGCGGGATGTTGCGCTCCTTCAACGTGTCGGC